CTGTTAAAGTAGCAAAGTACCGAAAACAAACAATGCAAATCACTTTTAAGAATGGTACAACAGCCAAACAAATCATCACAAAATTAACAAAAATACTTGGAATCAAGCTGGCTGAACTTAGTTTACCTCGTAACAAGATATATAAAAATGGCTATAAGGTTACTGGTCAAATTGAAAATAACCTTGTTGAAGTGGTCAAAGATTGCGGTGCTTCTATGTACTACCGCAGAGGTCAAATGGTCATTCGTTCAATTAAAAAAGGCAATGATGAACGCTTTACATTGAGTGAAGAGACAGGCCTTATAGAACCGCCTGAACCGTTTGAAGACGATGAACAAAAAGGATATACAGTCAGGTGCTTGCTGCAACACCGAATCACCACTGCTTCTATCATAACGATTAAAAGTTCTACAGCTAACGGTACCTTCCGGGCTAAGAGTGGAAAGCACTATTACGATGGGAATGATTTCCTTACAGAGTTTGAGGTGATTTAAAATGAGCTACATGTCAAAGTTCTTTGAAAAGTATAAAAGAGAAACGTTATTGAGCATCCACACACTAGCGCCGGCAAAAGTTTTGAAATATGATTCGAATACTAAGAGAGCTGATTTACAGCCTCTTTTTCTTATGGCAGATACAAATGACAACGTTTATAAGCAATCACCAATCAACGATGCCCCTGTTTTGAAGCATTGCCAAGATGATATTAGGGTTGGGTGTTTAGTCTTTTACATGTGTGCTCAAAGATCACTGGCAGATTTAAACGGCACCAACTTCATTGATCCGGATTCGCATTCTCTTTTTAGTGAAAATGATGCAGTCGTAGTGGGGGTGTTTGATGGATGAAGGGACTAAAGCTAGTGGATGGAGATCTAGTTTTTAATGAAAATAGTGAACTAGAAATGGTTAGCGACGATGAGGAATTATTACAAAATCTAGAAATGATTTTAAAAATACAACTTGGAGAATTCCAGTTGGATGAAACAATAGGATTAGATCGGAGCAATATTTTAACTAAGCAATTTGATGAAGAACAGGCTCATTACGACATTGTAGAGGCCTTGATGCAAGAGGACCGAGTAGCAGAAGTAAGAGAAATCATTTTTACCCCAGACAAGAATAGGAGAATAAGCGTAGATGTAACAGTCGTAAAAACTGATGGGTCTTCCGTTAGTTTAGAAGGAGTGACTGTAGATGCTTGATCGCAATGGATTTTCAAAAAAAACGTACAGTGATCTTATTGATGAGATGGAAGCAAAAGCGAAGGAATTGTTTGGACAGGACGTAAACACCAAAGCTTATACACCACTCGGAATTATTCTTCGTATTTTTGCTTGGTTTCATTCTATTTTATGGGATAACGTTGAACGGGTATATAACAACTCATTTCCCGGAACTGCAGAAGGGGTGTCATTGTATCGATTGGGGAAATTAAAAGGAATGACACCTTTAAAAGCTGACTATGCTTACGGAAAAATACAGATTACTGGGGAACCCAACACAACTATAGAAGCGGGTTTTGTTGTTGGGACAAAAAATAATGTTTTATTTGAAACAACAGAAGATTGCACACTAGACGGCAACGGAGTTGGTTATGCTGAAATTTACGCGCAAGAATCCGGAGCAAAAGGAAACGTAGATGCTGGGGCCATAACTGAAATCATAGAATTAGATCCTAATGTTCATTCCGTTGTCAATCTTGAACCCACTACAGGTGGTAGAGATGCAGAAACAGACGCTGAATTTTATGAGAGATTTCAAAATTACCCTGAAAAATCAGGATCTTCTAATATAGAAAGTATTGAAGCCAAACTTCTGGAAGTTCCCGGAGTTCGAGATGCAATCGTCAATCAAAACACATCATCTATCGAAAAAGATGGATTACCTCCACATTGCATTGCTCCCTTTGTATTTGGGGGAAGTGATGAAGATGTGGCTCAAGCCATATTTTCTGTTGCACCCGGAGGAATTCAGGTGTACGGAACTACTGTTGTACAGGTTACAGATTCCAAAGGAACTGTTCATGATATTGGGTTTACAAGACCAGAAACTATTCAAGTTTACGTGAGAGTTACTCTCACAAAAGGTGCTGAATTTCCATCGGATGGTATTAAGAATGTTAGAAATAAAATACTTAGTTATATTGGTGGGACTGATGAAAATGGTAACGAATATCCCGGTCTAGGGCTCAAACAAAATGTGGTTCATGCGAAAATTGTAGCCACAGTATTAAATACTGTTGGTGTAGATGATGCCATCGTCGAGCTTAGCACCGATGGCATTAATTATGGTCAAAATAATATTATCGTAAATGCAAACCAAGTCGCTAAGACGACATATGACAAGGTTGTGGTCTCATGAGTTTTTTAACGGATATGCTTAGCAAACTTCCGGATATGTTTAAAAAAACGCCCGATAGCACAATTGGGAAGCTTTTTACAATCGTTTCCGATCAAATGGATGATCTGCAGCAAACTCTCGACAAGATGGAATTGTGGCGTGATATCGATGAAGCTGAGGGCGTTGTGTTAGATCGTCTTGGGGTTGAGATCTTACAAGAACCCCGTGGTGGAGTGAGTGATGAAGAATACCGTTTAAAATTAAAGACTCGCATCATCGTAAACTATCTGTCCGATGGCGATATTGAGACGATTATCAAGCTACTAGAAGTTTATCTAGGAGATCATCTTGTGAGTGTTCAAACTGCGGCAAATGTTAAAGAGGGGCCATTTGCAGGAGAACCCGCAACGTTATTAATAACAATCAAAGGGAAAGATGAACCGATTTCGATTCCGTTTGAACAACTTAATAAAGTTATAACTGGTGGAGTCGGAACGCATTGGGAATATATAAATGAACGCCTGCTGTCCATCGCTTCGGGATACAATAAGATTTTATACCCGTTTGAATATTTTGCTGGATGGATGATATCGGCGGAAGAAAAGCAAACAAACGATAATGTAGATTCAGTGAATAGTTTTCAGTTCGGTCAGATCCAAAGCTCTACTATTCAAGATGCATACCCATTATGCGGTGTATATGAGCCGAATAACGATAACATCACTTATACCAGCGAATACGATTTAAGCGAATTACATTTTTCGTTAAAACAAGATGCATACCCAATATGCGGTACGTTTGTTGCAGGGGAGGTGGTCTAGTTGGCGATATCATCGAGTGGACTTTTAAAATTTAAAAACGCTTTAGTGGGACTGATTAGAGAGGGACAGTACACACTAGACGGAAAAGTTTATAGTACACCGATTTTTAAAACAGCCATAAATGGTGATGACGTCAATATATATCTATATCTTGACGATAAAGTCAGTGGAAATATCACTCGAGTTCAACTGATTGATACGGATGGAGAAGTATTTGATTCTCAACCAGAAAGTATTACAAAACCGTCTGTTAACGGATTGCTTGTGACGTTCAAATATACTCTTAAAAAAGTATAGGAGGTTTAAACCGTGTCTTATGAAAAAATTCAATGGCAGGATCGTATTAAAGATTCAAGCGGCAACATTATTCAAGAAGGTACACCGTTCTCTGCCGGCAATATGAACAATATCGTTGAAGGTATTGAGATTGGCCATTCAAGTGTTGGCCTTTTAGCTGCATTTCTGGCGCAGCAGGTCAACTTAAACACAAAAGAACTTGAAAAGTACAAAAAACAGAGATTGCTACAAGGACAGGCAACGATTTCGGCATCTTCATCTAATGGTTATTTCCGAGATTTGGATCCTTTCGTTCAAGTTAGTTTAAATGGATTTGCGCAAATTAATGCTCCTAACTATGATGTATTAGTTACTCCAATTAATGGTGACGCTGGACTTATTGGAAGATTGGAGGTCTATGATAAAACTCAAAATGGTTTTAAAGTCAAGATGACCGGCAGTGCAAGTTCGGTCACTTTTTTATGGACTTTAATCAATCCTGCAGTCTAAGGAGGAGATAAAAATGATTATCACTGAAATTAATCAAGGACCAAAAGCAACATATTCGTTGCAGGGGAAAGTGTTGACAATCGGAGGACAGGTATCTATCGATTTGCAGGAAAGACAGTCTGATGTACAAAAGGTTATCGATATTTGCCTAGACAATCAGCTGCAAACCATGCGTGAGGGCATCGGCGCTTGGTACGTCGCTACGATCATCATCCCTCCGAAACAACGCGAACTGGTTCCTAGCGGCGAAGTTGACGAAGAAGGAAACGACATCTATATCGAGCGTGATCGTGAACTCGACATTAATAAAGTTGAGCTTCGCCTTTGGACTTTACCAGCGGAATATAACAACGAAAACAATCAAGAAGAGGTGACTGAATAATGCCATTTGTACTTTCGATCAAGGATACTTATCGTCAAGCTGTTGAATCCGCCACAGGCGGAAAAAACACGGTCATGTATGACGACAAAGGAAACCCGTCTATCATGGTTTGCATCCCTAAATTTAATCTATCGGATGTTATTGCGGGCGCACCTAACACGCCGCACCCGGCGTTTGTCGTTAATGGTGTTGTAAAAAGCGAAATCTGGATTTCGAAATATCAAAATATCGTACACGATGGCCGTGCATATTCTCTTCCTTTCATGGACCCGAAAACATATGTAACGTATGACCAAGCAAAATCCTATTGTACTGCAAAAGGTCCGGGCTGGCACTTGATGACAAACGCGGAATGGGCAGCTATTGCCCTCTGGTGCAAAAAAAACGGATTTATGCCTCGAGGCAATAACAGCTTTGGAAAAGACCATTCAGCAACGCATGAGCGTGGAAAAGTAACTTACACGTATAACGATAACGGAACAACGAGAGAAGGGCGCGTTGCTACTGGATCAGGTCCTGCCAGCTGGTCGCACGATGGAACGAATGAAGGTATATTCGACCTCAACGGAAACGTATGGGAATGGGTCGACGGATTGAAACTCATAGATGGAAAGATTTATGTTCATCAGGACAACAATTTCAATACACCAGAAGGGCCGCGCGTAGTCGATCAGTGGGTCGATACAGGCGTATATTTCGATAACACGACAGCGGGTGATGCAAACGCAACAAATCATGATGTTGGCGGCGATCCAGTCTTAGGGGCAGAAAGAACAAATCCGATGTTTACTACTGACCCAAGTTCGGATGCTCACTACGGGTATAGCCATACGACCCTTGAAACGTTGGGAGCTAAATCCGGCTTCACGGTTCCGGATCTATTGAAGTATCTCGCTATTGCCCCTATCGACGCAAACCATGGTGGAGACGGAATTTGGGTACGTAACTACGGTGAGCGTGTTGCGCTTCGCGGTGGCAGCTGGGGCTCTGGCGCGGGTGCTGGCGTCTTTGCTCTGGACCTGGGCAGCGCTCGTTCGAGCTTGAATCATGGCTTCGGCTTTCGCTCCGCGTACATCGCGCCGTAATCTGGAATCTGAGAAACTGTGAATCTGACAGGGTCCGCGATAGCGGGCCCTAGCTTTTAAGGTGATGAAAATGACAAAAAAAGAAGATTTAAAGATTCTTCAAAAATGTTATGACATGATCTTATACGGGTATACTGCGCTGCGACAGTATCCGAAAAGCGAAAAGCATACGCTTGCAGCTGAAACCAAACGATCAATGTATGAATTATTGAGGCTTATTATTCGAGCGAACAAACGATATTATAAGAAAACGACATTACAGGATATTGATATCGAACTAGATAACTTGCGTTATTTAGTTCGGTTAGGCAATGGACTTGGATTTTTGCCCTTCAAAAAATATGAGAATTGGTCAAGATTGCTTGATGAATTAGGAAGAATGGTCGGCGGCTGGATGAAATCGATGAAGCGGCAACAAAAAAGACGGAGATTATTTCCGTCCCTTGTTATATTTGTTGATTAAGTCTTGAATAGCTTCATCTAGCAGTTTTGACATCGGAATTTTCGTTTCCTGCGATAACAGCTTGAACTTTTTGAGCAATTCGTTGTCTACGGTATTTCCGATGCGCGTTCTGTTTTTTAAATCGCTCATATATAACACCTCCGCAATTATTATAAAACTTATTTAAGTTTATTGCAACTTATATAAGTTTATGCTATTATAAAAGTAAGAGGAGGTTTAAGATATGGGCGGGAGAAGATGGACTGAACAAGAAAAAGAAATATTAATAAGCATGAATAACGAAGGTTATAATTACGCTGAAATAGCTAAAAAGTTAGGGCGTTCGTTATACGCTTGCCAACAAATGGGCGAAAAATTAGGATTGCGCTGGGATAGAAACGTAAATGATGAGTTTTTTAGCAGAGAAACAGAAGAAAAATATTACGTTTTAGGTTATTGGTTGGCTGATGGTTGCATAATGAAAAAGTCGGGCGGTTATTATTTTAGTCTTGTATCAAACGACAAAGATCATTTAGAAAAAATCGCTGAAATCATGGGTGTTAAAACAAAAATATATAAAAATTCAAACAGTGCTTATGAATTGAGAGTTGGAAACAAACGGTTAGTGGAAAGCCTTATAAATATCGGCTGTTCATTTCGTAAAACAAAGACAATAACAATTAATGATATTTCATTTGATAAAAAATACTTCTACACGCTTTTACGTGGCTTTTTCGATGGCGATGGTGGGTATGCGTTTCAAGGGTTTACTAAAAAGGACGGAACAAAAGGTTTATCCTCTATAAAATTTACCGGAAGCGAGAATATGATAAAAAGCATTTATGAATATTTAGGTTATGGGACATTGCATAAAGATACTCGTAAAAGTGATTGTTATTATTTATCGTTTTATGGTGATGAAATGAGAGAATTATTGCACAAGATGTACAGAAACAGCACTATACATTTGGAAAGAAAATACGAAATATATAAGCAAGCGCTCCTTTGATAAGGGGCGTTTTTACGTTTCTAAAAAAAAGGCTTATGCCCGAGGGGAGGTGAGCGCCAGTGAAGTTCGACCGACACTTATGTCATATCTAGGTTACATGAAGCATGCTAATTGCTATCACTTAAAAAAGAAAATACTCAAGGATTTAGTGTTAGTCAGAGATGTTTTACGATTTAAAAGAAACGGAGGTTAAAAATTGGAGCAAAAAGATTACGAAAGAATTGCAAAATTAGAAACCCAACTGGAATCGGTGACTGAAGGGTTGAAAAGAATCGAAAACAAGCTTGATGCATATACTGCAAATTTCATTACGAGATCAGAAGCAGAAATAAGATTCAAAAATGTTGAAAAGGAATTAATAGAGTTAAAAGATGATAAACGGGCAAATAGAGCTTTTTGGGTGAGCGTCAGTGCTTTGGCGGTCACTTTTGTTTTTTCGTTACTAAATTATTTGAGAGGATGAGATAAATGGAAGCTATTCTATCAATTGAGTTCACTGCATATGTGGCATTGGCCGTTTTGCTGTATGCAATCCGTCAAGCAACAAACCTTTCGAATCGCTACATTCCGATTGTCGCAGTTTTACTAGGCGTTGCTTTCTCGATTTTTGAGAACAACGCTTTTTCTTTTGAAGTGATGGTCAACGGATTGCAATATGCTTTGTACGGCATCGGTTCTGTAGCTGCGATCAAATACGCTCTTGAAAAGTCAGCAGGAGGGGATAAATAATGGTTCAAATCAAAAAACAACTGGTCTCAAGCCGTAAGAATACCTACACCGGTATAAATGGACGTAAATATATAACCATCCATGAAACAGACAATACGAATAAGGGCGCAAATGCTCAAGCACATGCAAACTTGCAGTCGAGGGGAAATTCAAGATCAGCTTCTTGGCATTGGACAGTTGATGACAAAGAAGCCATACAATCTTTTCCGCATACGGTTCGCTGTTGGGCTGCTGGAGACGGGAAAGGCGACGGAAACTATAACTCTATTCATATTGAAATATGTGTCAATAGCGATGGCAATTTTAAAGAAGCAGTTGAAAATGCGGCAGAACTAACAAGAATGATTATGGAACAAGAAAATATTCCACTATCGAACGTGGTTCAGCATAACCATTGGAGCGGAAAGAACTGTCCACGCAACTTGAGATCTGGTTCAAAAGGTATTATGTGGAATGACTTTTTAAATATGGTTGTTGGTAAAAAGGTTGATACACCGAAAAAAGAGGTTAAGCCCGCACAAACAAAAAATAAAACAAATCTCACAATTGACGGAAAATGGGGCAGCGAAACTACAAAAGCACTGCAAATAGCGCTAGGCACTCCGGTAGACGGGGTAATTAGCAGCCAGCCGAAAAACGATATAACAAAAGCTATTTATTCCGGTATTACTTTCGGCAACAAAGGCAGCATGGTAATTCGAGCGCTGCAGAAAAAGATTGGAGCTAAGGTTGACGGGAAATTGGGTCCGGAGACAGTGCGAAAATTACAAAAATATCTCGGTACGCCGATTGACGGGAAAATCAGCAGACCAGTATCTTTGATGGTGAAAGAGTTGCAAAGACGGTTGAATGAGGGAACTTTTTAATGCATAAAAAAAGCACGGCCTTTCGGTCGTGCTTCATATTTCTCTATATTTTTGAAAATATTCTCTATGTCTTTTAATATATTGTTTTCTTCTGTTTTTAAAAACAGGTCTGACAAGTTTCCATATATCGTTTGAAATTTCTAAATATCCGTCTTTCGATAATGCTTCCACGTCTTCCAAGAAAGATTCTTCTGTAAGATAATGCTCCTCAATAATACCGCATTTTTCGATAACAAGAACACCATCTTCATTCCTAAATAGCTTGATTTTTTTCACTTAATATTCAACTCCCTCATAACTTTCCCTGAATCTATAAAACCACTCCACAAAGCTGAGGTATTCCCCTTCATCTTCTATGCCAATTCCCTCGATCGCATCAATGTACAGTTCATAGATGCGCTCAAACGGTGTGCCATCCAGGAACTTTTCAATCTCTTCCTCTAATACCGGATTCAATTCACTGTCGACGTAAGTCTTGATCCAATTCCAGTCTTTTTTGACCTGGATTTTGTCTTCATATCCACTATAAACTCTTTTCGCTTCACGCAACGTGATCAACCACGTTGCGCCACTTTTTCTGATTTCAGATCGTCTAAACTTACTGCGCCGGAGATCCCGTCGAACAGATCCTTCCGGCAGGGAAAACATTTCTTCAACTTCAGCTGGGGTGACAACGTCATAGAGGAACATTATGCAACAACTCCTTTCATTTTTACGATGCTTCTCATTGCTTCAAAAATTTCTTCGCGATAATTTCCTTTACCACTTTGACGAACAAAGCATTTTTCGTCAAAGTCGTAGTATCCTTTGAAATTGACTTTTCTAGCAACAATATTTCCAAAATTGTCAACTAAAACGTTCATATCGCCTTCAATGTATAAACGATGTTTTCCGTAGTTTTTCCATTCTTTCGCAGTGTAGCTTTTTAAAACAATGCTAGATCCTTTTTTCACAATAGCCCAAGCTGCTTTCAACGCTAATGCCATCCGAGCAATCCAATCACCTTCCATTTTTTTAGCCATTTTAACCGCCATTTTCATTACTTCTTTTGCTTTCATTTCTCCCATCTCCTTTTTATAATTTTGATACGAATTCGTATCAACTTTCTGATTTTATTATATGATACGAATTCGTATCAGTCAATAGTTTTTTTTAAAAATTTTTTTGCATAAAAAAATCCACTCACTCGAGCGGATAGGAAAACAGATGTATTTCCGGTACATCACTGAACCAGCATATGCCCTTCATATATTTTGTTATGTTGCGAATACATGACATATGGTAGAAAATGTTATTCTCATCAAAATAAACGATAGAATATTTTTCGATTGGTTGATAGCAAATAGGGCACTGTTTGTTCATGGGATCACCTCGTTTTTTTGATCCCATATTATTATGAAAAGAAAAATTTGAAAAACCGCGATAATTGAATTATCTGAGCTAGATCATGCAGAAAAATTTAATTTTCTATAGAAGAAAATGAAATTATCTAGTATGTTTGTGGAGAAAAACAAAAAAATTACATCTTTTGACTTGTCATTCAAATTAGTACTTATGAAATATGTTATTATGTACATAAAAAGATAAATATCATATTGAAAAAAACGGTGATTAAAATGAAATATTACATATTTTTGGATGATTCCGGACAGCTCCACCCAAATTATCCACTAGGTGATCATTTTGTTTATGGCGGATTACTTTTAAAAGAAAGTGATTTTCACGGAATAAATTATTCTTATAAAAATTTAGTGAAAACAGTAAAAAGAGAGAAGGGAATACAAGGAGAGTTAAAAACTGCTAATATGGATAAACAGACCAAAAGGAGATTATTAAATAAATTAAGAACATTTAATTGTGATCAAATCTTTGTGACTGTAAAAGTATCATCATTAATAAGAATTAACTTTGAAAAAAAGAAAGATGTTGTTAGATACAAAAATTATATTATTCGTAGATTAATTGATAAGTTAATTGAAATTGGAAAGATACCAAAAAATTGCGATTTAATCGAAATACATATTGATAACCAAAATATTGCTCATTCTGCTAAAGATTCATTAGAAGAGCATCTAATAAATTTTTTTAATGAAGATAACTATTACTATATCCATAAACAATATAATACAACCAGTTTTAAATCTGACTTTCGTGTATTTTATAAAGACTCTGAAAGTAATTATTTAGTCCAAGCAGCGGATTTATTAGCAAATACAATGTTTAATGCTTTGGAACATAACCACAATTTATATAAAATGTTTAAAAAAGGATATATATGTCTAAATTTGCCTGAAAGTATGTATTAAAAATTACTTTACAGTTAAAAATAAATAATGTATCATATGGGTACAGCGTATATTACGACTGTCTGACTCGTGGAATCGCTAATTATTAGTAAGAGTACTGTGAAGTGCTCCGATCCAACGAGGGCATCCGTTTGGATGCTTTTTACCATATGATACACTACCCGATCATAAAGATCGGGTTTTATTTTTTAACTTCAGAACCCACTTCGGCGTGAAGTGGGTTTTTTGACATTTTTTATATATTCTTTTGCCAGGTCTTTTACCCGGTTCCTCAACGCCGCATCCCAAAAGCGCGGGTTCCATTCATATCCACGTACAACCACAAGATATTCTATAAAAGATTCATTCACACGTTTTGGTTTGTAAATTTTTATGCCTCGTTCTTTCAATTCTTTTTTAATTTCCCTCATATCTTTACTTATATTTAACAAAACTTTCTCGATTAAATGGTGGTAAGTTTCCGGGATCTTAAAACGCTCAAATGAAAACAACTCATAATCTTTTTCAAGCCATGAAATTAATATTTGTCTAACGATGAAACTAATGGCTAATTCTTTGTCTTGTTCAGTAACAGGAACCGCCATTATTACGCCCCCATTCTTTGTTTTGCCAACCCAATCGAAAGAATATTGCTGCGCTTAAACGTTCGAAAAGTTTTTCGGAAGTGGCAGTAAGCTCTGATGTAATGATCGTTAAAGTCTTTTACAGTAATGAATCTTTCTGTTATTACCCCTTGATCGTTCATGTAGATCATCTTTAAAGCAAAACCATACTTTTTAGCATTCAGCAGCAAACCGTTCATAATTCCACCTCGTAATAAGAACGTTTGTTCTTATTATAACCGAATATACGTTCTGTGTTAATAATTAAAATTAGGAATTAGAAATGAAATATGGACAAACAATATTTTCATATCCTCCTATAGGGAGGATTGATATTTCATGAAAATTATCGTTATTAAGGGAAAGAATATTTCTAAAAACATACAAAATTGCTATGATTATATATTGAAAATGTACGGAGGGGGATGCAGTAATAATGATTGCAATCTATACAAGAGTGAGTACCGAAGAACAAGCGGTAAAAGGGAGCAGCATAGAAAGCCAGATTGAAGCATGCATCAATAAAGCAGGGACAACCGATGTTCTGCGATATATAGATGATGGATATTCAGGAGAATTGTTGGAACGTCCTGGATTGAACAAGCTTCGTGAAGATGTAGAAAAAGGATTAATCGATAAAGTCATTTGTTATGATCCTGATCGATTATCAAGAAAACTCATGAATCAATTGCTAATTGATGATGAATTTCGGAAAAAAGGAGTAGAATTGGTATTTGTAAACGGAGAATACGCAAATACTCCTGAAGGACAGCTTTTCTTTTCTATGAGGGGAGCAATAGCTGAATTTGAAAAAGCAAAAATCAAAGAACGGACAATGGGAGGGAGGAGACAAAAAGCCAAAAAAGGTATCATCATTAAAAATAGTGGATTATACGGATATACATATAATAAGGTAAAAAGAACATATGAAATCAATGAAGATGAAGCAAAAATTGTACGAATGATTTTTGACTATTATACTGAGCAGAGATTTAGTGGAATTAATAGTTTAGCAAAACACCTAACCAAAATCGGCGTTCCGACAAAAAACGGAGCAAAAGAATGGCACAGGCAAGTAGTTCGGCAAATATTAATGAATGAATCATATACGGGTAGATATTATCAAAACAAATGGAATACTGAAGGGGCATATGTGAGAAAGCAAGCCGGAAAAGTCGGAGGAATGCATTTGCGAGAAAAAGATGAATGGATAGAAACGAAAATACCGGCTATTATATCAGAAGAGCAATTTGCTAGAGCGCAGGAATTGCTAAAATACGCAAGAAGACGGACGGAAAGTTACGGACGTCATCAATATCTTTTGTCAGGTTTGGTTCGTTGTGGCCGTTGCGGATCAACTATGAATGGCAAAAAAACAATAAGAAGAGGAAAAGAAAAATACGATTATGTTTGCAGAAAAAATTATGCCGGGGCAAAAACAAAAGGCTGCGGCCGACATATGAGCGAACAAAAGCTCGATCGTATCGTTTGGGATAAGATTTTGGAATGGTTGAATGATCCAGAAGAATTAAGCAAATATAAACCGAGCGACAATAAACAATATATATATGAAGAAATAAAACAAATAGAAACAGAGATTGAGAAAACAAGAAAAGGCCGCAAACGGCTTTTGAAGCTTGCAAGCCTTGATGAGGATTTGGAGTTAGAAGAAATAAAAGAACAACTGAGAGAACTCCAAGAAAAAGAAAAAATACTCACAGAACGGTATAACGAATTGCAGAAAGAATTAAATGAAGAACAAAAGAGCGACAATGAAATGCTTTTAAAAGAGGCTCTTGAATACTTTCTTAAAAATAAAGACGATATAACTTTTGATAAAAAGCAATATATAATAAGGAAGTTAATTAAAGAAATTGTTGTTGTGGATGCTGAAACAGTTTATATTTACACGTACTAGGTCGCCGTACGAGGCGACCTTTTGACATCAAAATTTCGTTTTTGATGTCAAAAGGGTACGTAATGGAGTTATATAGGAACGAATGTTTGGTTTGGCAATAAAAAGAAAAGCCCAAAAGGGCTTAATTATCTCTCGCATGCAATTCCGTCTTTGTCACGGTCTAATTTTTTGTTTGCATTATAAAGAGAAGAAGAAACATATGGTTTATAGCGAGTTTTACCACCTTTATTTTTTACTTTTGCAGATTTAGCAACTCCTCCTTTGTATACTTTATTAAGTTGTGTACAATTTTTGAATTTCTTTGCTGCAGCTTCTGCGCTGTGGTTAGGATAAACTGAAAAGCCTAAGATCAAACAAATAGAAAGAAGGATACCAATTAATTTTTTCACCAATAGTCCTCCTTTGAAAAATAGATTTTATATGGTGAACCATGTAGGTTATTACCTTTCACAAGCATAATTATCTTTATCTCTATCCATTTTTGATTGGTATGCAGGGTGATCCGCAGGGACGCCGTTTGGATAAACTTTTCTTAGTTCTGTACAATTAGCAAAATATTCGGCTCCACCTGATGATGAAGTACTTGGAGAACTAGAAGAACCAGAAGAACTATTGTTGTTACTTGATCCTTTGTTACCAGATTGGTTGGAGCTGTTTGAGCTTTTACTACTACTTGAACTTGATGAACCTGTACTTCTTGGATCTAAATCCCCTTTAGTAGTCCCATATTCTCCGTAAGCCCACAGACCAACTTCTTTTTCTCGTGCTTCCCTGGCAAATTTTCTGAAATACTCAGCGTATTTTACGTCTGGGGGATATGTAGCTGGTTCGGCGTATCCATTTAACACAAGATCAGCAT